TAGGGGTGGTTTACGCCATCCCACTCGTTTACGCACGTATTTGTGTTCGTAAACGGTTGCCTTCGACGTCTTACATTCTGTATCGACTTTGCGAACTAATTCCCAAGGTGCATTGAAAAGAACTTGTGAGTTCTTATTCAAGAACCAAAGGTAATAGCCACGCGAGTCCACGAACGTACGTTTGCTGTTTTTTGCAACATAAGCAAAGTAACGTAAGCGGTACTGAGGTCGAAAGAATGTGAGAATTTTTAGGCGACGAGCTTTATCTGGGTCGATCCAGACCCCCGATAAAGAACTTTCGTTATAAGGCACATAAGGCAACTTGTTAGTCCTTTGCAGGTCTATCAAGTATTTAGCCAAATAGCCTTCTGAAACGAGAGTTGAAGCCAGTGTATTGACTAAATGACAGAGGGATGCTTTCCTTTTGTCTATTTGTCTAATATACACTGGTGTCACGTCTTTACCATTGAAGAAATCGCCACCACACGATTCACGAAAGTGACCGTGTGTAAAGGTTTTCTCTTCATTTATGGTAAATCCTAAAAATGCTGTTAATGCTTTGAACTCCTCGAAATATTCTTTCTCTATGACAACATCATCGCCATAGACAAGAAATCTCTTGGAGCCAACAGCATAACAAGCCGCCGCAAACAGGAGTGTTTCAATGCAGAATGTACTTCCATTCCCCATGCTGGAGAATTTGGAATACATTCCAGTGCCAAAAACACCACGATAAAATGGTGTTCTTACATCAATCAGGAATTTCAACCATTTATCTGGAAAAACCAGAGAAACGGTATTGAAACTGATTGTGTCGGAAGCTGCTTTAAAGTCGACCGTTACTAGGTCGTCATTAATAGAAGCTTCGCGGGCCGCACTCTTGTTTGAAGATTGGTCTGACAGATCAATCCCAAAACGTCGTAAACGACGTTTGGCGTACGTGTCGAATGCGAGTTGGAGAGGTAAATTCCCTTCCGGCTCACATGCGATCGTACGGTCTGTCTTCCAATTCTTAGGCACTAGCTCTATACGGTTTGTGGCAGTGTACGAGAGACGAAGGTTTTCAAAACCACGTAAGTGGTAGATTGCCTTTAAGTATCTCGCAGCTCTTTGCGTCGCAAAGAGTCTCAGTTTTAGTTTCAACTGAGGAATACTGTCAGTACGCCGTGTAGAGGCCGTTGCTCCCGGTGTTACTCTCACCAGATTTGGTAACTCATGTAAGAAAGGTCCAAAATCGCCCAATACGTCATGTAAATAACGTACCATTCTGTGAATGTAATGTTGATATGGCTCCTCAAAAGAGGATACATAGCCAACTACATTGCGCAGTCGGATGTTCGTGCATCTGCATTGCTCTTCTGCCTCAAAAAAGGCAGTACGAGCCGCAGTTTCACAAACATCCTTATTGGCCAAGTTGGCATTCTTCTTAAAGAACGCCTCGACTTGTTTGAGTGATCTTAGGACCTCGACTCCATGCAAAGCCGAGTCAAAATGAGAGGAGCATGAGGTGAGTTTAGAGAGATCCCTTGCGCGAAGAAAACCTTCAACGCACTTGGGAATCGCAATACCCACCTCGTAAAGATCATGAATGTAATGTCGACATATGTCGAACGCTGCATCCTTAGGTTCCATATGGAATCCTTTCCTTTGAAGATGTGGAAGACCATCTATTACCAAAGTCGTATCTTTCCGAGATCCTGTAAAAAGGAAATCAGATGGATAACGACCTCACGCGCAATCTCTAGAAAGCGCGTGAAAGCTGGTAAGATGGCCTACAGCCACCCCTGTGTTTCGACCGATCCCGCAAATTCGTCCCCGGCAATAATGTCGGCAACGACGGCAAGTGCAGCAGTTACATCGCTGTACGTGCCCGCGAGAGGGTATCGACACACGGTTTCAAAGGAGATCTTGTTGCTCAGAACCGAACCATCTCCGTCCTCAGTGGCGTAAACCACTTTGAACGAATATTCACAGATGGTCTGGTTCCCGTCCGGGACACGACGCTTCTCGATCACGAGCCGCGGTTTTGCGGCGGTGTGACCGCTGAGCGTTGACGTGCGTGAGTTCCCATTGTTGGCAAACTCGGTGAGGACAGTTGTCATAGCTGCCATACTTTACCTCCTAAACTTTTGTACGACCATACCAAGTAGATCTAAGATCTTAAATTGGTTAAGCCGTAACTTGAAGTGCGGAGTTAGAGGCACTTGACAAGGAGTTCGGTACTTCCTCACTGCCTTACAACTAGCCTGCTGCATAAAGTATCCCGATCTGTACGCCGATTGATAGTTGACCAATCGTTGGTCAAACGTTCTTTCGACGTCAACCCGGAAACCTTTGCTGCTGGTATAGTTGTACTGCAGCGTAAGAAAAGAAAACGCAGCTAACGCCTTTCCCACAGAGAAAAACCAATCCAAAACAAAACTGTAAGGGATTAATTCCCATCCAGTCATGAGTGGATTGACTTGAAACTGTGGAATATGGACATCAGCTGTGACGCTCCCGAGGATTCCAACCGTGACTTTATCAGTAGTTGTATACTGATATTGAGCGATTGGTGAAAAATCCCCGTAGGTGACCTTCGGTACAGAGAAAGAATAAGTATCACCCTTTCTCTTTGCGTACCTTTTAGGCTCGTTCTTCGTCATGACATTAACGATTGCTTTGTTTAACGAATCTATATCGTAAACAAGCGTGCGCCAGCCATAACGACCTTCGAGCCATGCACTAGCTTTGCTCTTCCAGAATTTGAGGTTCATGGGGTAAACCCATTCCTTTATAACCCTGGGGTCGGTGCACTTGAGGAGGCCTTTAGCCACACCCAAGAACATCCGACGCACAGATGCAAGCTCTGCAAGGAAGGTCAGCGTGTCGTGGCCCTCTGAATAGATAGCGGCTGCAGCATCCTGAACGTACATATCGTACGGGAAGGGTGCATACTCAGCAACTTCTTCTTCAGATGGAATCCACGTTTTGTTGGATGATCTGTTACCCAGAGTCCACCAGTGTATATCGGCTCCACTGTAAAAGTAGAGGTCGATAGCACCAGTACTACTTCCTTTCCAGGAAATAGTATCAAATGGAGTATGGGCCATCAGTTCACCCTTCTTAACACGCGCGTGGTAGTTTGGATGATCGAATCCGATGAAGCCCTTTTCGTCTTTCGAGGTGAGATAATTTCCCTCGGAAGCCTTATAGGCTGCGCTAGATCCGACCTTTGCCCAGAATTCAGCGTGTGTATACACATCTGAAATCGTGGCACCAGACCGCCTTTTCAAGTCCGAACCTTCAATAAACATAGCTAAGCTCCTTTATAAGGAGCCGCAAGTTTA